GCAAGAACTGCTTGTGAAAAAGTCCAGAAAACGAGAGTTTCAAGCGGGAAAGTAACCGCGTTGCCCATTGTGCTGAACATGTTTAAGCCTATTGTGACACCCTGAATAAGGGTGGTACGAGACCGCACAAGCTCAGCCGCGTGGAACCATTTTGGTGGCAAAAGCCATTTTAGTAGTTCCAATGAGACACAGTCAGAAGCACTAGACCAGTCTATTGTCGCATTGCGCGACGTGATAGATGATTCGAATGCTAATTGCTTGTGTCTTAATGGTAGACTCTCGACGTCAAGACCGACGGCTTTCATTCGCTGATATAGGAGTGTCATAAGCCCTTGCTGGAGAAACATGTTCCCCGTAGGTTCGACACATATCATGCGTTGAATCTTGTCGGTTTTGGCGACTGTAGTAGCCCGTGAGCTATTTTCGATCTGATACCTGTCCGATAATGGATAGCTCTCGTTAAACTTATCGAGAGCAGACTTGAGACTTTTGTCAAAAGCCAGGTAACGGTCAAAAAGTGGCTGTGCGCGCTGAGAGATTGTAATGGGGAAGGTAAACTTCCTCTCTATTGAGGTGTCTGAAAAAGGTACTCCAATAGAGGATCCAGATGAGTTTTTACACTCCTGGAACCATTCATCTTCATCAAACGGAGTAAGTACAGAATGCATTAACGCTTTCGCGCGATGCAGGACAGACGAAAATCTGTCCCCGTACATCATAGAAACCCGGGGATAGTCCGGCTCAATCGGTTGATTGAACTGAGACATATGCTCGTTAACATACAGAAACTTTATGTATGTCGTGGTTTCAAGACTCTTATCAACAGATTCACTTAAGTATTTCTTGGTGAAGGCTGATAATTGATGATCTCTAGCATATTTAAACGCACCCTCGGCGCAGCCGTAAGGAAACGGCTGTTCAAGGTCACGGCGAAGGCCGGAGGATAGCTGTTCTGCTATCTTATCTGGCGAAAAGAGCTTTTTTGGCATCTTTGACGGATATCGTCGATTTTTCATGAAATTTCTCCATAGAAAAGTTACAGTAGGATAGTAAGTGTCTTCCAGAGTATGATAACATCATGGATGACTAAGACCCAGAGAGGGTCTAGCCAGTCTACAATGTCATTGTACAACGGGTACATCTTACAATCAGCTTACAGCTTGACTATTATAATACTGATCAAGATCGGTATCAAATATCAGCTGTGCAGCTAATTCGCGCAATGCATCGTACTCTGCAGAAGTGGTTTCACTATCAACAGAGAATTCGATGCGAGCGGAGTTTATTGTTGTGTTCGCGTTGGCCAATGTTTTTGGCACTTGAACTACAATTGTATTCCGCTTTTGCGTGTATCCGGCAGGAGCCGAAGCTGATACGCGAGGTTCTTTTGTTGAAAAAGAAATCCGCGTTTCGTCACTAAAGGCAGACCCATCGTCGAGCACAACTTCGTGCTTTCCGAGTGAGTCACCCTTAGAGATAACAGCTGTGGCCGTGCCACCTGTAACGCCGATAGCGGTGCCGATGGCAACGCTAAGATTAGAAATAGACATAGAATGTCTCCTTACTATTTGTATTGATCGCTTACTTTAACTTTAATATAGTTATTGCAGTTAGATCAAGAATGGATTGAACATCCTCTATCAACTTACCCGGTGTTACCGGTGGGATGATATCAGATAGTTGGGGTGTCCACACCTCACGGTTGTAGGTGAATTGTTCTTCAACCACTTTGTCAGGTGTAAAACCATGGACAGTCCAGTATGTAGAGGTCAAACCCGTTAGGGTATACTCTCTACGACGTGTTGTTTTCGTCGTAGTACTGGCTGCCAGTATAACCAAATTAGCATCAAGGAGGTTCCCCACTGCAGAAATTGCATTAGAGACATTAACGACCCGATCCAGCATGAAAGATGCTGGAAACAGCTGCCAAGCTGTCTTCGGGGCGTCCTTGAGTCTAAGCCCATACTTCTTCAAGGTTTCATTGTCGTTACGGTGATTCTCATAGAGAATCTGAGCCTTAACTTCAATGTCTAGCTCGTTGGTGGACTCCCATTCTCCGGTCATTGAACCGATAGTATGGGAACCAGCGTGCTTAGATTTCTGGCTATGAACTAGCCGAGACCGAGAAGAATACCTAGGTTTACGAGCTGCAACCTGAGTCAACAAAGCTTCTGTTAGATCATTAACTGATCTTACAAGCGGCTTATATGCCCATTGGTAAGCAGCATAGGATTCAGCCGCAGCAACCGCTGCGTCCTTTCCTTTTCGTATCTTGCTCAATTTCAAGGCATGTTGCCTTGTAGCAAGCTTAGTCAAGCTAGCGATCGGATTCTTTAAAAATCTAATCGTTTCGCCGATTTCGCCTAGGTCCTCGCCGAAAGCATACTCAGTTCTATCCATACCGGCTAATGCCGAAGTACGGACGTCCTGAGCTGAGAGAGCACTGACCAGACTATTTGTAGGAACAGGAAAATTAACTGTCCCATAGTCTAACCAGAACTTTGACAAACATCCACTGTAGCTAACATTGCCACAGCCGGAATCAGTCAAGTTCACAGAGCTAACACTACATTTCTCAGTAGTGTCGACGAGGTAGCAAGGATTATTAATAACCTCTCCTGCAGCAATACGCTGTCTATATCTAGGCGTAACAACATCATCGATGCTTTTAGCCTGACTAGACAGAACGTAAGACGCTTCCACACTATTTACTGGAGTACAGACGGCATTAACACCGCTGTAAACTAGATCCCCCATAACAGGGGTAGGTAGATGTGTACGCGTTCTTTGCGGCATGAGAGAATCCTCTTGGGTTATACGGTTGGACAATAAGATATAATAGCGGGATGCTATTATAAATAGAAAAGCACACTCGCATAGTAAAAAATAACCGTATGGGTATAAATGATTTATACACAGGGTTAAAATTCTTACTAGCTTGGGGCATTAAACTGCCTTAAGTGTGAGTTGTAACTGCCATTTTGTTTATGGCGTTACAGAAAG